GGTCGGTTAGCCCCTTCATATGGCGCTAGGGACAGTCGGTTAAGTCACCAGGTTTTCATCCTGGGGTGTCCAGTTCGACTCTGGATAGCGCTACCAAATACGGAGACGTGGCAGAGTCTGGTTTAATGCACCGCACTGCTAACGCGGCGTACGGAAACGTACCGTAGGTTCAAATCCTACCGTCTCCGCCAATAAATTTTAGGAGGTTATTATGGTAGTATCAGGAGAAACAAAGAAAGAAAAATTAGTTATAGTTAATTGTGATTGTGGTTGTAACGAAGGTATTTATGTAACAAAATACAAAGAAGTAGGACTACCTAATGACTATTATGTTACAATTACAACTTCAAAATTTTATAGTGAGCAAGACAAAATGTGGCAAAAATTCAAAAAGAGGCTTAAAATGATATGGTATGCTATAAGAGGTAAAGAATATAGACTATGTGAAATTTGTATTACAGAAGATGATATAGACGAGTTAATAAAGAAATTAGAGGAAATAAAAAAATGAAATATAAAGAATTTGTAGATTGGTGTAATCAAAGAGCCTGTGACGGTTGTTGGAGTATGAATACTGCTATATATTGTATAGGCGTTTGTGAAACTATCAATAACTTACCATTTTGGAAACGAAATAAAGTATGGAAAGAAAAATATGAAGAAGAAGTCGTTAGAAACGTAGTTGAAGTTATAAACGAAAAACGTAGAGAAATGGGCTATTGTTAATATGGGTGGGTAGTCCCGTAAGGAGCGGGGCGTGACTGTAAATCACGTGTCATTTGACCCGAGTGGGTTCGATACCCTCTCCACCCACCAATTTAATATGCCGTCTGTCCGGGTGGTGAGGGAGCTGCCTTGAAAGCAGTTGGTCTGAAAGGACTTGCAGGTTCGAATCCTGTGGACGGCGCCAATC